TGTTCCCTTGTAGGGGCAATCGATTCTGATGAACTTCAACGTTGCCATTATAGTAATTTCGTAACCGCTTGGCAAGTGTTCTTCGATAAGATGTCCAAATTTATTGGCGATATCAGAACACACGTTGTAGTCATCCCCTTCTGGCGGTGTGAAGTTAGCCAACTTTGCAGCTCGTCTAACCTTCTTCCACCACAGATGCCCTGTTTGTTCCAATACCGTATTATACTTCAATTCAAGACCGATGTCAGTACGCTGGAACCAGAAGTGCTTGTTTACGTTGTTCGTAAAGAACTCTGAAAGGGCAGCCTCATCCAGAATGGACAGGTTGATGACATTCATATCTTCGTAAACACTCATGATGTCTCCCTCTCAGGTTAATGGTTAAACAAGTCTAACTGGTCTTTGGAAGCGATTTCATTCAACAGCGATTCCATCGACTTTGTTATTTGTTTATATGTTGACTGTTCCGCCGAAATTTTTTTGAGGCAGGCATTTATGGTTTTAGCGGCATTTTCGATGATAAAATCACGCTTATCGGGTACTTTTTTGTCCTTTGCCTGTCTTTTTTCCGCTGCAATCAGCGGATTAAGCTCTTCAATGCGTTCCTTAGCATAGCCAATCACCGCTTCATACTGCTTGATTCGACCACCATCCGTGGTCTCCTTCATGAGGATGTTGTCGAGAATCATCGCATCCTTCGGGCAAAGCTTGTATTCGTCGATAATCTCATCGACCCTCGCTCCCGTCGGTTTCAAGACTGCAACAGGCCATGTAACTCCTGTCTTAATCTGGCGGATGCGCTCGGAAGCGATATGCACGATTTTCTCGTAGTCGAGCTTCCTTGCTTCGTTCTGGGTCATGCCGCCTTCCGCCTTGGTGCGGAGCGTCCTCTTGGCGAGGTCTGCATCGAACGGGTTCAGCTGGAACTCAATCCATACATCCCACGGCTGGATTTTATGTTTTGCGTAGTCAGAGTTGCCTACATTGTGATTTCTCACGCTGTCGGTAGCATTGTTCACTTCTTGCATTTGAGTCTCCTTGATTCGATTACTAAAATAAATTATTGTGAGGCAAATCTATCACGAAATCTTCTTTTTTCAGAGAATTGAACTCGTAGGGTTTCTCATCGGGATATCCCAACGGGTTGATATAGAGGTTTCCAACATGGTATGCAGTATGTGTATGGCCCGCACACCAGATGGAATGCGGTTTCAACATTTTGATATACTCAGGCGAGAAATAGTAGTAGACCGAGTTGAACTTGGCATGCTCGTCTGGCACTCGGAAATTTATCGGGGCATAGTGAGTAACCATCACGTCGGGCTTCAATGCGAGGACGGACCTGCACTGCTGGTTCAACCTCTCCCTGATACGGGAGATGTCGTTGTTCATGTAGTTCCAGAACTTGCCGTCATACGTGTTAGCGACCCAGTTGCTATCAACTTCCTGCTGTGTATGGGGAGTATCGAGGTATCTCAGGTAGGTATAGTCCCAGATTCCAGTACATCCGCCAATGGTCACACCGCAGATAGTTTCCGCATTGCCGTCCAGCAAGTGTAGGTTACCGATGGAGTCAGCCAGTTGGTGGAAACATTCAATCTTTTCTTCTGTCGTCTTGAACTTGCCATAGTCAACATGGGTTGTCATGTCGTGGTTTCCAAGACAAAAAACGACATGACTGTACATGTCGCATAGCCGTTTTAGAATTTCCTTGGCAGCATTAAACTTGCTTGCAATATCGCCTGGGACAATCAGCATGTCAGCAGGGAGGAACTTGGACACAAAGGCGTCCATCGACATCTCCTTCCTGTAATAGTCATAGTGAAAATCCGAAAAAATAAAGGCCTTCATACCCCAAAGATAGGATATGAAGGCCGTTTTGTCAATGGTGTTCGTTTATGGGCGGGGAGGTATCTTCGAGAACATGTCAGAATCTCGGCCAAAGCGTTTCTTTGTGAACGCCCTCTTTCCACCTGGAATCCTGTGCCATCCGAACCATATCTCGTCTGGGCCATCAAGATACATGGAAGGAATTTTTCCGTTGAACTTGACATCTTCTATGTACGCCATCCTGTTAGACAAATCTGCATATTTCCGTTTAGTCTCTGGATTGTCAGCCTGTTCCAACCCTGCCAGTAACGGGTGCATGAGAGCCTTTTCCAAGCAATACTTTCCTACAAGCTCGGCAGTTCCTCCGTGGTTAAGGGCTTCGTTGATTTCAGGGTCATTCTTGTATGCGGAAATACCTGCACCACGAGACGGGTACTTCATCCGTAGGCAATCACGTTCCCATTGGAGATACCTTCTGAAGTCAGACCTATCCTTCTTTCGACGGTCAAACATCATGTTGAGCCAAGCCTTGGCCTGTGCATCGGAGTCATAGCGTTTTTCCTCATCACTATATACACTATCCTCGTCCAAGTGCTTAATTCTAGGAATCCACGTCAGGGAGTGCAGGTCAACATCAAACCAGTTATCCTCAGGTACTCTCAAATTGTATCTATCCCTAAGCTCGTGCCACTTCTTATTCACCTTGTCAAAGAACTCTTCTTTGCTGTGAGGCATAGAACTAAGGTAGTTCGCATAAGCGTCCATCCGTTCGTTAACCTCGTTGATAACATCTCCCATGTTCTCGCCGTTAATCTTAGGACGATTTGCACTAATCCTATACAAATTGCTGAGAGCTTCCAACTGGGGCTTGCTAAGGTCCAGCTTGGATATAGCTTCCATGAAAATCTTGTAATTATCCATATTTGACACCAATCAAATTCATCTACAGTTTATCGGTTTCCTGTCCCAACAAATGTTTCAGATGGGCTTCAATGAACATTATCTCCCAGTGGTAGGAGTTCACAATCCCGTCCATAATGGTTGCAACGAGCGTTCCAGTACGGTTGCGATACACCGCAAAATGCCGTTTCATCCTGTCGGACAGGATAGTGACGACGGAATCCTGATAGCATATACCGTGCATCTTCTTGCCCATAAGTTCAACTTCTTGTACGTTCTTGCCGAAGCGTTTAAGAACATCTACTGCAAGCTGTATCATCTCGGCAATATCGTAGTTGATTAGCAGCTTCGGTGCGTTCTGGTCTATAATCTGTCTGTTTTGCATTATTGCTTGCATAGTGGCCCCCTTTAACAATTAGAGTTTATAAACTGTATTCAGATAGAGGTCGTAAAATGAATTCTCTTTTTGAACGCATCGACAAGCTCGATACAAACCTTAGGATAACCAGCGAGTGGGCCAAACGGAAGTACAACGAGTTCAATTCCCGTTTCTTCGGTGGAAAGCTCCCGAATGACATCCAGTTCGAGATGTCTGGAACGCAAAACGCTGTCGGCGACGCATCATGTGTCGTCAGCAACATGCCGTCAGCGGGAACCATACAGGTTGGCGACAACTACGTTGGTAAACTCAAAATCCGTCTGTCAAGCTATTTCAACGACATCACCGAAACCGAGGCTGAGGAAGTCCTGCTCCACGAGATGATTCATATCTGGCAGTACGTAAGCATTCCGAAGGCTCAGTGGGGTGCGAACATGCACGGAACGTCGTTCACCAACAAGATGAACGAAATCAATCGTATGTCAGGCGGCAAATACAACGTGACAACGACAAACGATTCCAGCATGAAGGCTCGCCACGCTGACGACCTCATGAAGAACAAGAAGGAATATGACGAGCTTAGCGAATCCAGACTAATGTTCATCAAGGACAAGAACAACGACAGCAAGGTGGACGTAATCCGTTTCAAGAACGAAGCCGACATGAACCAGTTTGCACAACAGTTCGTCCCGATGCATGAACTTGAAGTGACGGGAACAGCAGCCCCGCACGACATCGACGCTTATCGGTACAGGTTCGGAGCATTGAAGAACAACACGGCAGAGAACCGTAACGGCTACTACATTATGAACAAGAGAGACATCGACGAGGCAAAGCGTCTCGGGGCAATCTAGGAGGACAATATGTCATTGAAGAAGCAAATGTTCAAATCAGAAATCAGAAAGTTGAGCTTGCCAGCGGCAATGGAATCAGTCATCGAAGAACTTCACGACACAACCTTCCCAGAGGATGACGACACCCCTGAGTTCGTCGAGAAGGACTGGAAGTCCGTTGACAAGGACAACGGAGACGGAACGTCGTCGGTCGAAACTACATGATTTATCCTCTGATAACTTTCGCAATCGTCGTCATAACAATTCTAGTGATAACGGGCAAGGTATGAAAAAGGCGGGTTAAAACCCGCTTTCTTCATATCCGTTCAACATAGTTTAGTGAAACCCATCCGTCAGTGGTTCGGCCCCACCCACGCCTTTCAGCATAGATATTTATCTGGGTTCCCTTCTCATATTTAGTGACAACATTTCCTACAATGGGAGCTTCACGGCAATTCAGATTGGCGGTGGTAACACCTGAATACAAAGGATTCCTCTTACGCTTTTCGGGGCCGATGATTTTAAGGAAGTCATACCAGTTGGATAGAGATTCCTCATCCCTCGTCCACGGTTGCGGGCATTGCTTTCCGCTAATGCAATGGTGCATGATTACGTGGTCAAGAGGAATATCGTATTCCTTCATGAGCTTCTTTGCAAGCAATGCGGTACGTTCGATAACCTTGTCCGAAATACTCCAGTCAGTATCTGTTACTTTGAGCGACTTGGTATTCTTCTTGTCGGAACACATCTCAATCGAGATACAGTTTGCATTACGAGCGGTCTTGTACAACGTTCCACCAAGCGATGTGGAAAATTTATTGTAAATCTTATCACCAACAGCCCAGCAATACTGGTTCCTGATGTCTGGATTGAACTGAACAACCTCATCTTGGTCTACAATAAAGTCAGCGCTTGCCTTTTTAGACTGCTTTCCAAAAGAAGTTGCAACACGCTTTGCGGTTCCACCCTTGGAACTCGTGCCAGCAGTGTAGTGAATAACGAGGTATTCTATCGGGCGGTTCTTTTTAACAGTTACGTTGTACATACTATACCGTCGGTCCACCCGCATCAGCTCCGCCGCCACCATCGTAACAACCGACAGCACAACCCTGCTTGTACGGCGAGTAGTTCATCCTGTTAGGAGCAGCGAACCCACATGCCATCGGCTGTGCGCTTGCGTTATAATTAAGGACTGGGTAATTCTGCTTGATGTGACCCTGTGCGGTCTTTATCATTTCCTGAATTTTCGGGTCAGTCTTAATCTTTTCCCTCTTCCATACAATCTTGCCAGGGAAGCATTCCTTCATTTCCTTCTTAGGGTCTCGGTTTGCATTCGGGTTTGTTGAAAGGGTCATCGGGTGCTGTTGGGCGCCTACTTCGTTCGAGTGGGAACTGTTAGTTGCCATAGGTAACTGAATAGCATCATGAATGTTATGGTTCTCAGCCATCGGCAACATCAGGTTTCGTTCATAGCCCTCAAAACACGCCTTGTGAAGACGCTTGATGGCTTCCAACTGGGCCTCGGAAAGGCCGAGCTTTCCAATAGATTCAAAAAACAGTTTCGTTTCCATACACATAGTTTATAAACTATTTGCATGAAGGTAAACGGATTCATCATACCCGTAAGGGGTAACTGCCGAGCTATGAACGAGGAGCGAAAGAACTTCTCGGTTCTCACAAACGTTTCCGAACATCTTTGGAACGACAGGATTGGAGCCTATGTCGAACGGTCTGAAAAGGCCCAGATTAACAACCCTGTCATGTCCCGTGACAGGAACCTCGGGGTGAGGTTCCACTACCGCAGGCACAACGCATTCCTTGACCAAGAGCGTTATGACAGGATGTCAGCGGACTTTGTAAAGCGTCAGGGTGTATTCGTCAAGTATTACACAGTGACTATGGACGTGGACAGCAACTCATTGTTCCACGAGGACAACTTGCGTACTGTTGACAGGGAGTTCGACTTCCAAGTTCTAATCGGGTTCCAGCCACAGAAGGAACTTTACGACAGGTACGGCATCCAGTTCGACGGCAAGATGGAACTTCAATTCCTGATGACTTACTTCCTCGAATGCAACTACCAGTCGCTGAGGGAACACGGCATCAAGCCAGCATGTGCCCCGACAGAGCACAACCCAATCTGGTATCAGCGTGGCTATGAAGACTTCCGTTACTATGGTTATACCGCACAGCAGATTTTCCCCAAGGCTGGCGATATGCTCAAGTTCGAGTTCAACAACATCTTGTATCAGGTAACCAAGATTTCCGACGAGCAGCCTGAATACGAGTACAAGCAAAGAAAGTATTGGTGGAAGGTTTTCGTGGATACGGCAGTGGATTCTGGACAGAAGGTATCGGACGACGTTTTGATGAAGCCCGACCAGGAGAACTTCATCAACAACCTCCTCGGAAAGACAACCTACGAGAAGGGAGAAATGGAATCGGGTGCGGATGCGGCAAAGCCGACAACACAAGCGGAATACCCGTTTGCTGTCAACGCAACAGTGGACGAGCTCAAAAAGGATGTCCTGTTCAGGCCTCCCGAAGTTCCAGAATGCGTGGACAACGTTACCGAGTCCCCGTCCTATCAACCTTGCGAGAAACTTCTTGGTGGTTGGTAACGCAAAAAGCTCCGTTCAAACGGAGCTTTCTTCTTATTTGTCGTATTCCCATTGGTATCTTACATTGGCATTTGGATGTTCGGCTTGAAACCGTTCCTTTTGATGGCACAGGCCAAGCTTTACCAATAGCCGTACGATTGGGTCAAAAATTCCATTGTCGATGACAATTTCCATCTTCGGTGGTTCAGGAACATTTTGCGGCATTAGATATTCTCCTGTTAATACACGACAACGACTTTCTCTTCTCGCCCATCGTCGTAATACTTGATGTCTTCGAACACATCTTCAAACGGCATCTTTCCCATATCAACTACGGGCAAGTCTTGCGGCATCTTTTGAAGCCGTTCAACCAAGTCTGCTACGGTCGTTATTGTCATTTGTCGCTCCTGTCCGTTGGCGAAGTTGCATCAACACCTTGCGTTCCAGAGGTATAAACGTGGGGTTGGTCAGCGATAGGCGAAGGAAATCCGCAACCATACAGCATTATTTCCGTATTCCTAGGAAACTGGATTGGCTTTGGCTGAATGGGAGTGCCTGGAACGCCTTTCATGAAATCGTCTAGCGCTTTCTGCATCCCGTTCTCACCAAGATATCCTCTTGTGTAGAGTTCCTCGAATTCATCTACGGTGCATTCAATCATTGTTCCGTTATTTAGATACACTTTCATTGGGCACCTCCAGCTTAAACAATTCATCAGCACACGTCTTGCAATAGGCATCACGCATGATTTTCACCATGCTGGTTTCTTCAATTTGATGCGCCTGTTCAAGCTTTTTCAATTCATACAAGAAATTCTTTAGATTCTCCATTTTGTTAGGAATGTATCTTACCCATTCACTACTTCTAAATTTAAGTCCACGAGTGTGGCTTACTTTGAGAAAATCATTGAATTCAATCTTCGTACCGCATTCCTTGCAGTATTTTTCAGATTGATAGACACCGTGACCGCATTTGGGACACACCGCACAAATCCACGGAGAACCATTCCGAACATATACATGAGCTTCCATTATTTCCTCGGCTTCTTTTTCTGTTTTACACTCACTGAAAATGACACGGTAATCTCGCCGTAATCATCAGGGTCAATACCCTTGCGGTCGCACTCCCGTATAAAGGCATTTTCCATCCATTCCCAAATATCGAGTAGGTCATGGGTACACTGAAAATCGTCTTTCATTCTAATCATACACCTACCTCATCAAACCGTATCCTCATTGCTAGCTAGTTTCTTCGTATCAACAACACGTTTGATTGCGAACGAAAGAGAATCGCACGTCACCTTTCCATCGAAATAGATTGTAACCAGCTGAACAAGGTTACCAAGGTCCGAGTAAGTCATTCCTTCATCTTGAATCTGCTGGAATAGACGCTCACACGATTGGCTGAAATCCTGCCCTGAAAACTTATCTTCAAAGAACTTCTTGGCCTCTTCCGTTGTAACTCCATCGAAGTTGACCACTTCGTCGATTCTGTCTGCACGACCGATAAGGCACTTATTTATTTTCGAAGCATTATTCGCTGTGCAGATAAACACATAGTTACAATCAAGCGAGTTCAGGTCGCTAAACAATCGAATCAATGTATCGACGTTGTTGTTCTTGTCCTCAAAGTCCACCGAATCGATATCATCAACTACGATTATCACATTTCCCAATAGGGAGCACAATCCAGATACCGTATAAGGATTCATCGCACCCAAGTCATCCTTTCCCAATATGACGAAATCGGCCTTATCGGAAAATTCCTGCACAATACGGTTCATCAATGTTGTTTTGCCGCTACCTGGCTTTCCTACGAAGGCATAACCGCGATGGCCACCGTGTTCCATGATATACCTTACACCGTCCATAACCATTTTACCATCATCCGTTTCAGACGATAATGAATCAGCATAGTTTACATACGGAATTGCGGTGGAGACAAAAGAAGTGCATGCGCGAGCTCCTTTGCCATCATTAACAACCAGTGCCTCAAATCCATGTACATACCCGTCATTATCCCTCGGTTCTGCGGACCCGTCTTGCCCGTCAGGTATGGACCTATATTCTGCCAAACATTGTTGAAGAAAAGCAGCGCCGATAAGTTGACTAATCGTCATGCCATGCTTGGGTCCGCAGTGTTCTCCATAAAACCGTCTTTTATATGCACTGTTTTTTCCGTTGGCGGCTGAGCCATAAGACATGTCAAGATGGAGAAGAAGATTGTCTTGCGTGTTACGTTCCAAATTGCTAATAGAATATGTTGCCATCAATCGAAATCTATCGTCGTCGATATCAAGTTCGAACAAAGCGTAGAAGAATTTCTCATGAACATCGTCACTGAAGTGGACAATTTCACCGCGAGAGTCCATTGCGGAAAGCTCACCAATCCCACTGGTGCCACTGAACAATACATTGGTATCTACAACCCTGATTGTCACATTCTTTTCTAACTGGCGTATGAATACATTTATTGGTTTCTTTGTCCAGTAGGATTTACCGAGTAACCACATGTAAATTTGTGGGAAGAACGGGATAGAAAACGGGTATTTTATATCGTATTTGTATTTTTTCAGGTTAGGATACAGTTCCTCGATAGTCTCCATCATTTGGGACTTCTGGGTAACCTTTATGACATTGATTTTGTCTACTATCATGTCACCGAACTTCTTGGCCATCAATACGTTACGGACAGCATCAATTGAGCTAAGTGCAACACTGTTCCGTATTTCCTTCTTCGTATATCCAGAGCAGGCAAATTCAATCAAACTCACCGCAATCGACGGGTCAAGAAAGATTTTTCCAATACGCTTTGCAGCATACAGAATTTTATCCCTCGTCTTGGATGGAAATTCCTCCAGCCAAAAGTCAACCTGTTCGATATTCTGTGTGATATCTTTGAGTTTCTGAATTGAATCCGATAACGGCGGATGGGTTTCATCCGCTATCGGACCATCCTGCCGTTTCGCCAGTTGCTTTCGCATTAATCTTGTTCCTTCTTAAACTTACGAACGATATTCATGATGGTAATGCCAAGCATAAGACCGATACCTGCCATCTTCAAGCCAACAATAGCGATATGGGCCTTGTTTTTAACAAGGTTTATCCATTCTTTCATGCTCATACAGACTCCTTGGCCTGGCCCTTACCCTTCACATAGAAGAACATCCAGTCACGGGCATTATTCTTGTCGGTAATCGGCAATTCCTTGGTACACACGGCGTTGGCCGCAGTCATGCGTTCAACAATCATCGGCTTCAAGGTAGACATCGCCGTATCCTTGTGGGAAATTTCACGGCCACGGAACTGGACGATAACCTTGACGGGATGACCCTCTTCAATGAATTCTGCAGCCTTGTTCATCTTCGTCTTGAAATCGTTTTCACCAATGTTCGGGCCAAAGGTGATGGTCTTTTCTTCGGAACGGCGAGCGTTTTCACGGCTCTTCTTTTCCTGTTCCTTCTGAGCCTTCTTTTTCAGGTACTCTTCCTTTTTGCGGTCGCCAAGCTTGAAGATGGCAGCCTTTTCGTTCACGACAACGACATCCAAACCTTGGTCCTGAGCCAGCTTTTCAGCCTGACCATAGGTCATCTGTTCGATTGAACCATCATCCTTCTTCAATCGGATGGAGGCATTACGGTCGAAAGTCTTCGTTTCGTTAAAATCACGGGCATCATTGCGCTTGTAGCCGAAGTTGCCGTTATTGTAGGATTTGTACATTTAATTTCCTTGTTTTAATGTTTGGTCGGAGGCAGTTTACCCCAGACTACCAGAATATAGATTATTAAATCCCCCTTGTCAAGGGGGATTCTAAAAATGTTAATGTAAAAGTTATTTTACAAGATTAATCCTCATAGCCAGGATTTAGATAGCCATCGGTCGCTATGGCGACATACTTAGTCGAGCTACCTTCTGGGTCTGGCTCCTTGTCTACAACAGGACCATAGGAGATTGAGTCTAGCAAGATTACGGACGGGAAATCATCCTTACCCAGGTCCTTAATCCAATAGTCCGTTTTATCAGGCTTGTCATCATCGTCCGCAAGGATAAGCTCGCCATCGACAGGGTAGACACACTGCGGTTTCGTCGCATTGTACAAATCGACAAATTCCTGAACGGATATCGGTGTATTGTAGAACCTGAAATCGTAAGCTTTGGGTATGAAGATTTTAGTCGAGTTCGACTTAATCGACCAGCTCTCGTCTATCGTTCTCCATGTGAGAGCATTACCAAACGTAACTCTAATAGGATACGGTTTCTTCTCGACTTCCTCGACCAATTCCCCGTTATCGACACGGCGAGTTACAACATCATATGTCGGTACAGGATGCTTCAAGGTGGCATCATACGTGATATATCCATCTTCCTCTTTCACAAATTTCAATGTGAACGCTATCGGGCGGATATTTGCACGAGTCGAGTAAGCATAATACATAGTATTCTCATCAATGTCATATTCATCTGCGACATCGGTAGGAACCGTCAGTACATAATCTTCATAGTCCTTACTCTCTGGGTATTTCATCGTCAGCTGATAGTCAGCGTTGCCACTGAATTCCCAAGACGGGTCACTTATCGTAATTCCATATCCTACCATCTGGTGTCGATAGATTTCCACATAGTACCCATTCGCATTGAACCCAGCAGGAAGGGAAACCTCAGCCGTTGCAACACCATTTTCAATACGGGTTACTTTAGCTCGCATCTTGTCTTCCATCACATTTCCGTTCGACACATTCAGCACATCGCCTACCTGAACATTGTCAACGAAACCATCGGTTGGAACGTTGAATGTTATGGTGGCGTTCTGAACGTTCGCATCACTGATAGGAACTGGTCTGAAATAAGTATTCTCGCCATCATCGTAAGACACGGGCAACAGTTCAAACCAGTCGCTCACCGTAACCATTTCCTCAGTTGCGGCTCCAACCTGTTGCAAACGATATGCAACATATTCCTTTGGATTCTTCGAGGTACGCCCGACAAGTGCGTACATCGTCCAGTAGTCAACACGGTCATCGTCCATTGTTGCCTGCCAGAACACCATACTGAATCCAGTGCCATCAGCGCTGTTGTACTTGCCATCTTCCCCCTTGGAGAATGCGGCGTACTCGTGGTCACAAATCGCACCCTCATTACAGTTCGGGTAGATAGCGTCTTGTATGCAGCTTCCTTGCTGAACAACATCTTCTAAGTCAAATCTGTATTGCTTGTCAAAGGACTCAACATTTTTTACACACTCATCTATCAGCGGGTCGCCGCTGCTACCTGGCATCAAGTCCTTATCGACTTCCGTCTTCACCTGATAGTCAGTTATGCGGATTCGTTTGCCAGGAACAAGGGTTCCGTCCTTTTCACCGCACTTACCTACAACCTTCACTGTCCTTGTCGCCGTATTCAGAACGCAAGAGCCATTGAGGTAGTAATACCAGATGTGGTAAACTCCGCACTTGCAGAAGTCAATGTCGTTGTAGGTGACGATATCATTGGACATATCGACGCTATTGCCGCTATACGGGCCAGCTTCACCCAGATACTTCCATTCGCCACACATGATGCGATACAGGCCGTTCTGGCCGTCAGCCTGATTCTGCAGGTTGACAATCATACCACTTCTCAGATTGATTGTTCCAAGCCAATAGTTTCCGTACCTTCTTCCAACATTGCTTTCGATTGTTGCCGCCACGGTCTCGGTGACACGGGCGCCAAGGTCAATAAACGTATCTTCGGTAACATCTCCGTAATACTCCCAGTCACCCTTCTTTACAATCCACAATCCGTTCTCGTTTACGGATTTTCCATCTTCGGATTCCTTGATGAACTGCGATGTAAGCCATACCAAGTCGTTTTCCTGCAACTTAATTCCATTCAGTGTAAGTTCGCCGTGCTTGTATTGGAGATACTCATTGTACTTCACCTTGACTGAAAGATATCTCATCGCACAGCATGACTGCGGGTTACGCAGCTTGACATACATATCCTTTCCGTAGTTCTTGGCTGGTGTATTTGAATCACCTTTGTAGTCATCCGTATTCAATTCGATTGGGGATGTATAGATGCAGTTCGCACCCGTCGTGTACTTTCCGTCATACTTAGAACCGTCGTACACGTAACGTATGACAGGGAAATCAACACGGTATGCTGGTTGGTCTTCACCACAGCCCTTTCCGCTGATAACGATGTTACTCTTTCCGCATACCTCACGCCCACGCTCGTCCACAGGGAACATTCCCTGCATCAGATTTATCTTGATTTGGTTGTTATCCAAGTCAAGTTCATACACAGGCACATTGGCCGTGCTGACACCATCGTATAGTTGCAGCTCGGTGCAGGAGGTACTTGAACCTTCTACGATAAAGTCGTTATGGCACTGGTCAATCGGGAACTTCAACAGGCCGATTTCTTCAATGTTCTGCCCGATTACGACACTTCCATCCATGAGCAATGTCGTAAACTGTTCCCCGTTAGGAGACTTCAAGCCTATTACCGATTCAAGTGTCAACCGCACGGTTGAATCAAAGTCAACTTTCCAAACTTTGTACTCAACACCATCAACCCTCACGTTGCCGACAACATCCTTTCCGAACGTACCGACAAGCACACCATCCACATAGAATTTTGCCTTCCCCTTGATGTTGCCCTTGCTCATGATATAGATGTGGGACAACGTGTCGAAGGTTCCGCTTACCATAGACTTGCCTACTTCAATATAATCGTAGTAGGAACCATTAGGAATAACCTGCGTAGTAAACTTCCTGTCATCAGTTGCATCAGTATCAACAGGGCGTTCAAGTGTCAGCGTATTGTCGTTCTGGACATACTTGACAACTATTGGACCAGTTTCCTTCACGCCGTCTTTGTAAATAGCCGACTTGTCCATGACATAGTAGATGTCGTTTCCGTATTCATCCACGCCTACCTTGTATTTGAGGGTAAGCACATCACCTGGGCTGAACATCTCCTTGATTTTGTATCGAGGCTGTATCTTAATGCTCTGATAGAACATCTGGCAGAAACGGGTCTCGAACGAAGAGTGTTCCG